TTTCAAAAGAGTTTCAAATGTTTCACCGATGTCCATATCGGTGCCAGGGACTGTTTTACCTTTCTGAAGCATTGCCATTTTCATGATGTTGTTGTCCATAGTGGCTGCGGCTTGCGTATTGATTAAATTTTCAACTTGATTAAAGCCTTGATTCATTAATTGTTGCGCAACGTTGCTCATTTGTTTGCGTTGCTCGGGCGACATGTTTTCAATAGTCTCTAATCCTGCACGTGCTTGACCAGCAGCACCAGCAACTGTGTGATACTTCTTAAATGTTTCCGCATCAACGCCATATTTACCCGCAAATGCTTGAGGGTTTTGCAAAGCTTCATTTAAAAGTTGCGCAGATGTTTGCTGTTTAAGTTCTTGTTTAATTTGACCTTTTGTATAACGCAAAGTTTCTGCGCCGCCCTGTGTTAAGGTTTTTTGTCCTGCTGCCCTGCCAAAAGCTGCTGCAAGGCCTTGTTGATCTTTTAAAGCCTGAGGGTGAAGACGTTTTCCAATTCCTGCTCCTATTGACTTGCCTAACATGCCAATACCAAAGCCACCTGCGACAGCGCCTAAAGTCTGTAAAGCAACCTGAGGCAACGTATTGTCAGTGCCAAGGAGACTTAGACCGGCTGGCACGCCTGTCATTACTCCTTCTTGAAATTCATTAAACAGTTCATTTTGTTGAAGCTGCATAAATTTACCAGCAAGAGCAGCCTGGTTCATATCACTTGTTTTTTACTAGTCTACGTTCCTTTAATTTTCGGTATAGTAAAGCGAGAGTAACTCGATTGCCTTGACAAAGAAAACTAAAGTGTTGTGGTGTGGCGATATCGTCGCCATGACTGGCTTTGCACGTGTAACTGAAAACGTCATCTATCGTTTGAAAGACGACTTTGATATTGTTGTTCTTGGTCACAACTGGTGGGGTGACCCATGTGAGCAGCAGAAGGACTTCAAGATTTATCCTTCATCCAATCGATTTCAGACTGCACCATTCGGTGAGCAACGCATCAGGGAGATCGTTGAACGTGAAGAGCCGGACATTGTTTTCACGATCAATGACATGTGGATCATCAATGAGCAGTACCGTCAGATCCAAGACCTGCATAAGCAAGGAAAGTTTAAGTTTGTGGGGTATGCCCCCATGGATTCGTATGGCTGGATTGGTTGCCTGAATGAAACAGCCAATGATTGGGATGCCATTGTTTCTTACACAGAATTTGGTGCGCACGAATTTGTGAAGGGTGGCATCAACAAACCCATCGCTGTCATTCCCCATGGTGTAACACCAGGGCAGTTCTACCCTCAGGACCGGAATGAATGCCGTCGCAAGCTTGGACTCAAAGAAGATCTGTTCATCGTCTTCAATGGGAACAGGAATCAGTTCCGCAAACGGCAAGACATTACGATCAAAGCCTTTGCCAAGTTTGCCGTTAATAAGCCAGAAGCACAGCTCTACCTCCACATGGGCCTGAAGGACCAGGGCTGGGATCTGATGGGCGTATTTGCCAGGGAGATGTCGCGGGTGGGTCTTGATCCCAACGGACGCATCATCATGACGACGCAGACGGATGGCCCGCCGAACGTATCGGTGGAGATGCTTAACACCATCTACAACGCGTGTGACGTGGGCGTTAACACCTGCAAAGGTGAGGGCTGGGGTCTTGTCAACTTTGAACACGCTGCCTGTAATGTGCCGCAGGTAGTGCCTGACCATACGTCATGCAAAGAGATTTTTGAGGGCTATGGCGAACTGATCCGTTGTGACCACATCGATGTGGACACCAACTACGCACGTGAGATGCCATGCCCGTCCTCTGACCACCTTGCTGAGATCTTGGAGTACCTGTACCAAGACAAAGGCATTCGTGAATGGGTTGGTACACGTTGCCGGGAACGTGTGATGGATCCACAGTTCTCATGGGACACAGTTGCGTCTCAATTTGGCGGCATCTTTGAGGATGTCATGAACCAGGTTGATCATTCAGTCCCGGTTGAGATCAGTGAGAAGCCACGGAAACGAAAGAAAAGCCGGACTCTGCGGAAAGAGATGGCAGCCGCTGTAAGCTAATCAGGTCCAAGGGGACCAGGCCTCTGCATCTAGCAGGGGCTTTTTTTGTGTCCACAAGAAGGTATGCGCGGCAAGTGAAGGAGTCAACCGTCTTGCGTAAGGGAGACTACCCCCGTATTTACCATAAGGAAGTCGTGAGCAGTTTTTGTCGGAAAGTGTCTCTAATGAGAATGGCTCTCAGTATTAAGTGAGACGCAAATGAGACAAAACTAAGAAGTGAGACACTTTTCAAGAAAAACAGCTCACGACTCTAATATAGTAAATAAGTATGTAGACACCTTTAAATACCCCGCCACTACAGGTTTCTACCTGGGTAACGGTGTATACTCTCCTTGTTCAGCACCTCTCTATCCCTAGTGGCACGCACTTATCACGAAATGCCGCCCCTGTGGTGGCTACAAGAGCACCTAGAACTCACCTCTGACTACCTTTCCGGTCTCAAGTGGAAGACAGCCGGCCGCCTTCATGAACCCGGTGATCAAGCTGGGGTACTTCGCCCTGACGGCAGGTTCTATACCATCTCCTTGCTGGGTACAAAATATCCAGCGCATCGAGTGGTGTACTACTTGCGTACTGGTACAAATCCGGAGAATGCAGACGTACTACACGACAAGGACAACAACGCTCGTGACAACCGCCTAAAGCTGACCCTGTATCAACGCAGAACACTTCCTGCACCAAAGTACCGTCGCCGTGTCAGGAATGAAGAAGGCAACCTTGTTTTCAGAGATCCATACACCAACTACTCCTTTGTTTCCAAAAACCCAACTGAGGCTCAACATGGCTGACATCACCAAGCAACTCATCAACGCTGCCAAATCAATTTCTATTGTTCCGTACATTCCTGACATCAATGAAATGGATGCTGATGAATTGGCATCACACGGTTTTTATCGTGGTTACTACTGCGTCCACGGCCATCGCATACGCCATAAAGAACAGCAGTGGTGCTATGAATGTGTGCGCAAGATCCAAGGCAATGCCTGTGGTTTTGACATTAACTATCTCAACAAGAATTACAAAGCCAGACTATTGGGTCTCTGGAACCAGATCGCTGTTGGTGAGTGGGATGAGTGTTGGGAGGTCCCCTGGTTAGGAGGCAAACGCATACGATTCCCTTCGTACCGCACGTTGTATAACGACAAGACTAATGACAACATCAGTGTCCACAAAGCGATTTACCAATGCGCCTGGGGTGATGTCGGCAAGATGTTTGTGACACGCACATGCAAAAACAAAGCCTGTCTCAACCCTCTCCATCTAGTCTCAAGTTGGAATCGCACTTTTCCACCTAAAACTATCCACCCATTTTGCGTTGAGTTTGATCCAGCGAAGTCAATGCATTATGCGCAAAATCAACTAAGAGATAAACCTCTCCCTATCGTTGAACAACAATACAAAAACACCATTCAACATCCGTTGGTACACAAAAATACCCCGGATTATGATGAAGAACAGGAGTTGTATTACGGTTCATATGTCCAGGAGTTCGGTAAGTCAACCACAAAGAACTCAGAATAATCCTTTAAGTCTTGGTACGTTCAGTCAAACCTCACTGCGCTACCTTAAAGGAACTCTTGGACCACAGTGGAAAGTTGTTGGGCGTGCTGATACCAACCAAACATCTAATGGTGGCATTGGTGGAGGCACGTTCAATCATTGGTTTGTTGTCACCCTTGCGGAACCTGGTTGGATCATTCTTACCAAAGGACCGCCACGTCCCAAGTACATTCAAGTTTCTGCCTATGACTTAGAAAAAAATCCAATCCAAGGCAATCCGATCTTTGATGCGGATTCTGTTCAGATAGATACCAACGGTTCAACTTACATCCCGTATTTAGATACGGTGATGAGTGCGCAGTCTGATCTTTACAATACATACATGCGCAATCGCCTGGATCGAGGCGATGATCGTTATTACCCACTAAGTGCCGGCAGTTATCTTATTTGTGTTTCATCCACACGCAACGAAACACTCGCGTATGAGCTTGGTGTTGTCATTGAGTTTCCTGTTGACGAAACGTTTTTTGAGTTAGAAGACGTTGATGGTTCTGTTTGCTTACAAGAAACAGAGATTGATGCCCCAAGTATTAATAGCCCTGTTTCTTCTGATATCCTTATTCCCTCTGGCGCCAATGCCTTTACTCAAACAAGTTGCACAATTGAAGCAGGTGTTACTGTAACAGTTTCCGCTGGATCTACATGGCTCATTGGTGAGCGCATTCCAGTTGGTGATTTTGACAACTATAAGATCATTCTTGAGGTAGGAGATGATGCGTATTACGACACAATCCACGATCATTCACTGTCAGAATGGCAAGATGCATGGGAGAGGGAACACCAAGACACTGATCGATTCCCTGAACTCTTCGTACCTTTGACTAACAGACCATGATCAAACAACTACTTGCTTTGTTTCGCAAAAAATCACCTAAACATTATCCACATGTTGCGTGGTTGCGTTATTGTATGGAAAACCCTGACGCACCAGGGTGTCGTATTTATGATGTCTAATGGAACCAGAGAAGAAACCTGAGGTCAAAGAACTTAAGCCAAGGCCTGTTTACACGGAAGCAACTGAAAAAGACTGGGAAGACTTTTTTGCTGCACAAGAAGATCTTGACAATTTATTTGATCGATGAAACGCAAAGCAAAACGTTTTACGTTACGTACCAAAAACAAAGAAGTTGCTGTTCTACAAGCAAAGCCTTGGGTTTATGTACAAAATCCAGATGGAAAAAGTAGTACATGCGTATGGCTTATTTGTCTTGCAGTAAGCAAATCAAAGCGTCAAATTAACGACTGGCTGAACTGTAAAAAGAATAAAAGGTCTCGTTCATTATCAAAAAACATGACTGGCCATTCAGGTCCGCAACCTTTGTATTGGGCTTTTTATCAACTAAAACGTATTGAAGAGTATATTCCTGATTGGGATAGTCTTTGGTTTTGGTTTGATGCGGTAGAAAAAGATAAACAACGCCGTGTTTACATCAAAGGTTTTAGCAAATACGGTAATCCAAATTGGCAATACTTATCGGAAAAAGATGCATTTTATTTTTTCAAGAATCCAGTCTTACAATAAAAGAAACGGGAGATACCCATGCATTCCTTTAATGAGTATTTAGAAGTAGCACTGGCTATTCATGCTGCTTGTTCTGCTATCTGCGCTTTAACCCCGACACCTAAAGACGATAAACTTGTGCGCAAGCTTTATCGGATCATTGAAATTGGTGGTCTTGTTATTGGTCGTACTAAACAGCGTTGATTAATCAGGCAATGCCTGAAACCAAAATACGCACCCGCCTTGTTCTTCTACCCAATCTCTGGTTTCATATGCGTGCTCCTTTGGTAGGGTCACGCATTTTTTATCGTCTCCAATTTGCCAGCACATATTGACCCTTATGCGGGGCTCCTTGTATTTTTTCACGTCAGTAATCCCAGCGTACGCGTGGTTTGCCTTCTCTAATACCAAGATGCACGAATCCTTTTGGTGCACCATATCCTAGCGAGTAAGGCCAGTTTTTGTCACACCAGTCTTGCACAGTGTAGACACTGACCCCATCAACGTAAAAGTCGATAGCTCCCTTGGAAGGAGCACTATAGGTGTGCTCACTGTTTTTAGTACCTCCTACTTGTGTGTTAATAGGCTCTGGACGAGAAGCACTGGTAATGATCAATGGCTTATTACCAAACTGCTTACGTACTTTCTCAAGGAATAAACACAGTTCTTTTGCTGTGTCGCATTGATATTGCTTCGTAAAACGTCGAGCTTCCTGGTTCAAAGTTAATTCACCGTACGTGATGTTAGGCGTGATCTTGTACGTGAAAGGGCTCCAAGGATTGAAATTGTTGTTGTGTGGGTTGACCTCTTCTTTTTCTCCAATGTTCTGGAGCTGTCGATCCATGATCTGAATCAACTTAGTGGCGTAGTCAGGATCAGTTGCGTAGCCTTCTTTTACTAGTAAACGAGCGCATTCATTCCTGCTAGAGGCACGGTTCACGCCTTTGAAGCGCCCAAAGTCTTTGTACCAGCGATCAACAAGGTAACAAACACAGGTTTGTAGGTTGGGAAAATCAATAAAGCCAGCTTTGATTGTGACCCATTGACCGTTAATGAATTCTTGAGTACTAACGTTAGAGCCAGATCCTTTTAAACCAAAGTAATTATTAACACCTGATGTGTGTTTACCCCAGCCCGACTCAAGGGCCCACTGTGCAGCAACACATTCAGGCCATTTAGCACCCGCTTGTTTTGCTGCTGCAAGAACACCGTCCCAAGTGTTGGCGGTTTCTGGTTGAGGTTTTGGTTTATTGCGGTATTTAACAGAAAAAGACTCCAGTGTCTCAGGTGTTAACTGAGACTGGAGCCAATTCCATGCGTCAATTTGATGCGGTTCTTCTACAAAGAACTTAGCAGCGTCCGTGAGCTTGATTGACATATCGACCTAGAGCTTTTGTATTACTCTAAATCAGGTCAATAAACTACTTGGGATTCACGTACCCGATGCTGTTGATTACTCTTCTGTTTCAACCTTTTCTTCAGCTTGGGTCTCTTCCTCTGGAGCAAACTCAATCGTATCAATCAATTGACCAATGAGGTTTGCGGAAAAGGCAATGAGGTTGCCGTCACCAGTAGCACGTGCAGAACCAAAGGAATTAATGGCGCTAACTAGCTGAGACTTTGTGCAAGCCATAATGAACAGATAACTTCAAAGAGTATAACAAAAATCACCAGGGAACGCCAGATTCAGAAGTTGGATGCAGTTTGGCTTGGATTTGATTGTGCAATGCTTCTTCAATCGAAACAACTTGATCAACGCCAAGTGCTGCCAAGGTCCAGTTCACCGCTTCTTCTTTAGTGAGTTCACTAAAAGGAGTGAAGTTATCAGGGTCGGGTTCACCAAGGCCAACGCTGCCGTAACAACTGGCGGTTTCACCGTCTTCCTCGAGGGATGCAGTCCAATGGATGGTGTATACAGCGCCATCAGGACAGGTGTCACCATCAGGAAGATGACGTTCGAGGTTGGCAATATCCCAAACAGTGTTGGCCATAGTTAATGATATTTTCTTTTATTTTACCAGGGGTGATCAATGAAGACGGTTACTAGCTATCAGCAAGTCTCTTCATACCATTACCGTTTTCTTTATAGAGGCGATCCAAAGCAGCCAACGCAGCAGTTTCTTTTTTAATAGCTTCTGTTTCTTCTTGCACCTGTTTGATTCGACGATCAAGCGGTTCAAGCCAGTCGTGTTCAGACATAGAAAAGACGTGGATTAAGGGAACTGGCGGCGATAGTCTTCAAGCCACTCTTCTCCCATCAGCTCTACAATCAATGATGTTTTCTTTTATTTTACCAGGTGTGATTAGTGAGTAGGACTACTAGCTCAGGCGATAGGTCACAAACGTGTTGGCAGCCGTGCGTCGTGAAGCAAAGCGACCAGAGGTGCCAGTAACAACAGAGCCAGAGCCGACGATGGTGTGAGCAGTGCCAGCAAGTACGCGTACCAGGCTAAGACCTGTGTTGATGACGCTCCACTCAAATGTGAAGTTGTCATAGGTGCCATTAAAACCAGCTTGAGTGTCGGTGCCAGTGGGCAGCGTCATGTCGGTTGCTAGTGCCGACGTGCTAGTGATAATGCCGGTTTTGAGGTTGGCAACAGTTAATGTTGCAGTGGCGTTGACAGCAGCGGGGGCAGGTTGGTCGTAAGCTTTAACGCCGTCGTTGGTAATACGAAAACGCTCCGTCGGGCTGCTCGCTCCGTCGGCGGTAGTGAAGAACACTAAACGACCCGGCATATCATTAGCGCCGGGGGTGCCGTCTACTTCGGCTTTTATTGATGCAGCAATTGTATTAAGGTCTATGCCATCATCTGCAACAAAAAGAATATTAGAAAGTACATCATTATTCTGCGCTATCGTCCTAGACGCAATAGAACCTCTTGTCTGGCCTAAGACTAAGTTTGAACCTGCTGTAGTTGCGTTTGTGCGAATAATTGACTGCCAGGCTACTCCTGCATCTCCGACTAGCTGAACATGAGGAGTTGATCCGCCTGCAGCAAGCGCACTAGACGTGCCAACTAAGAGCCTGCCGGAGCTGTCGATGCGGGCGCGTTCTGAACCGCCGCTCTTGAAAGCAATATTGCCGTTAGCATCCGACCCCGTGTACTCAAACTCTGCTGTCTTGGTGGAATCGGTAAGATTTACGCGAAGAATAGGGATATTTGTTCCACCTGCTCTCTGAAGTCGGAATATCTCGCCATCAGCGCTTTGTTGCACATGCAATAGCGACTGAGGCCCAGTAGTGCCAATCCCTACGTTGCCTGCCGATGTAATTCTCATCCGCTCCGTCGGACTTGATGCACCATCAAGAGTGGTAGAAAAGACCAGCCTGCCCGGCATGTCGTTAGCGCCGGGGGTGCCGTCTACTTCACAAGTAATCAGCCCAGCCTCGACAAATTCGGAGCCATCATTTCCTTGATATGAAACGCCGCCCAATATGTCATTAGCGGCAACAACAACATTCGTACCAAGGGCTCCACGGCTCCTGGCTAAAAATAAATTTGGATAGGGATTAGCGCTTGAGGCACTACCATTAGCAATGAGCGCAGCAGAGCTAAGAGAAGTAGTTGTACTTTCGACCTGTAACTGAGCGCTAATTGTGGAATTTCTAAAGTTTGTACGCGCATTAGACGTGCCAACTAAGAGCCTGCCGGAGCTGTCGATGCGGGCGTGCTCACTAGGGCCATTTCTAAACACATGAGCGCCCAGAGCAGAGCTAAAGTTCTGATTTTTGTAAATTAAATCAAACGTAGTCGTATCTTTTATGATTGAACCAGTCCGGGCATTTGCGCTATTTGTACCGCCTATCGTAATACCAACAAATTCGCCAGAAGCCGAGTCGTTTCCGTTGCTTACGTGCAACGCATGGCCAGGGCTCGTAGTGCCAATCCCTACGTTGCCTCCTGAGGGGTTTAATGCGATTGGCCGAAACGCGGTCCCTGCTGTAATTGATTGAATCCAGGCGTAATTATTTGTTGTTTCAAAACCAAAATTCAAACGATTGGCAGTGTTTGTGCTGCCGCGAATTGCAAACTGACCTCCGGCGTTTTGTTCAAACGTTGCGTCGCCTTGGACATGTAAAAGATTTACAGGACTCGTAGTGCCAATCCCTACTTTCCCTGTGTTATCAATAACGACTCGCGTGTCCGTCCCGGTCTGTAGATACAGGGCACGGGCAGTGCCACCAAGACTTTGAGAGCGTACATAACCATATCTAGCCGTGGCGCCTGTAGATGCTGTTGTAGAATTACCTCCTATATAAACACCTGGTTGAGATGTACCGGGACCCCTGAATAAGGCGTAATTCTCTTCAGTGTCTGTCGTACTTGCTCCGACAACTTCAATTGGAGTTGCAGGGCTACTAGTCCCCAGACCTAAGCGGCCATCAGAAGTAAACCGAGCACGCTCGGAACCATCAACACGAATGTCAATATATGATGCGCTAGCAACATTGCCTTCATCAGCTCGAAGGGAAAGCGCTCCGTTGTTGTTAAGTATTTCGGCGTAAGAGTTGTCTGTTGTGTCGCGCAACCTTGCGGTAGGCAAAGCAGAAGTTATTTCAAAATTAGAGCTTGGCGAACCTCCAATGCCTACTTGTCCAGTTGCATTAATAAACAACCTCCCAGTGCCACTAGTCGAGATGGCTACTTGATCTGCACCGGGGGAGTATAGTCCAGAATTTGGGTCAGAAACAAAACTAATCGATGGATTTGCTGCCGTACCTGACGCAAATACACCCGATGTAATGGTGTGAGTACCACCGCTGATGTTAGTGAAGTTACCGCTAGTAAAGTTTGCAGTAGTGCCCGTAACAGTAACCCCTGTTAATGAAGCAAAAGTTCCACTGGTAAACTGAGCGGTTGTTCCAGTAACGGTAACACCTGAAATTGTTTGACCCCGTACGGTATTACCAGAGATAGTTCCGGTTACTGTTACGTTTCCTGTAAAGGTAGGATTCTGAACTAAACCAGAAATTGCAACGCTTTTATCAACACCATCGCTAGTAAAGGTAATAGTGTCACACTTTAAAATTCCGTAAGCCATTTTGTTGTCTCTTTTTGTTTATTTTAGCCGAGAAAATTACGGAAGAATGATTAGTGGACCTTGGATTACAAACCCACTTGCGCTACCGGAAACAACGCCAGAACACACAATGGCAGGCGTTGCGCCAGATGGCGTGGTTATCCTAAGCGTGCTCCCAGTGATGTTTGTAAACGTACCGGTTGCACCAGTAACTGTTACACCAGAAACAGTTGTAAATGTTGCAGTAACACCTGTGGTTGTTGTTCCTGTTAATGAAATAAATGTCCCAGTTGTTGCGGAGGTTGTGACTGCTTGAACCGTAGTACCTGTAATTGTTGTGCCACTAAGGGTACCGGTAATCTGAACACCAGAAGCAAAAAAACCAGAACCAAGGACATTAAGGTCACCTGATACTGTCGTGTTAGTAAAAGCAAGGTTAATTGCCGCAAGTGTTTGGAAAATACCTGTCGTTGCATTGACTGTTGTTCCTGTGTACGTCGTACCACTAAGATTGGTAAAGACGCCAGACGTACCTTGGATCGTATTACCAGTGATTGTGGCCCCAGAAACACTGGTGGTGAAAACGCCTGCGATACCGGTCAGATTCGTGAAACTGCCAGTGTCTCCTGTGACAAGCAGACCGGAAACATGTGTGGTAAATGTACCGGTTGCTCCCGTCAGGGAAGTAAAAGTACCAATGTTACCGGTAACGGTTGCGCCTGAAACTTGAGTGGTAAATGTCCCGGACGTACTCGTCAGGTTTGTAAAAACACCTGAGGCACCGGTAATTGTGGTGGCCGATAACTGACTAGTAAAGACACCGGATACACCAGAAACAATCGTTGCGGCAACTGTGTTACCAGTGACTGTTGCACCAGAAACTCTGGTGAATGTACCGGATACACCAGTCAGTGTTGTGTATTGTCCGGTGTCACCAGTAATGACTGCACCCGAAAGGAACTGTGTAAAAACACCAGAGATACCAGAGACGTTACCAAAGGCACCCGTATTGCCTGTTACGGTTGCACCAGAAACCCTGGTTGTGAAAGTACCGGAAACACCTGTGAGATTAGCAGTTTGTACCGTATTTCCGGTAATGGTTGCGCCAGATAACTGTGTTGTGAAAACACCCGATACACCAGTGACACTTGTGAATTGTGCCGTAGATCCAGTTACTGTTGTTCCAGATAATGTTCCTGTGACCTGAACACCGTTACTAAATTGAGCAGTGCCAGTAACCGTCAGTCCGCTAGCAACGGAAAGATTACCGTTTACATCCAGTACAGGCGTACCAAGGACCTGGAACGTACCTGTGGTTGCTGCGACGGTAGTACCAGTGATTGTGACACCGCTCAGATTTGTGAATACACCAGATGGCGAGCGGACAATACCACCTGTAATCGTGGCACCTGATAGGTTTTGATAAACGCCAGACGTAAAAGCACTTGTCGTACCTGTTGCGGTCGTAACCGTGGCAGTGACTGCGTTGACATTGGTGCCTTGTACGTTGGTTCCGGTAATGGTCAGACCACTGACGGTACCACTAATAACCGCATTATTTTGAACTACAATGCCACTGAATGTACTAGATCCAGAAGCTGTAATTGAATTGAATGAGCTAGTGCCAGAAACCGTTAGGTTCCCTGAGATTGTGACGTTACCACTGAAGGTTGCGCCACTGGCAGGTGCGTAATACTCATTAAGATATTCTTTGAATTGAGTAAAGGTAATTTTTTTGTTGCGTAAAGTGGGGTCAACCTCGAAGACATGGACGAGCGTTAGCAGGTCCTGTTCATCGATCTCGCCCCCACTGATGGCAGGGAATTCACTGATCCTACGGTTTGACACCTACTTATTTCTCAAGCTTTCTCTTCATTATAAATGGGCTTATTTAGCGCACCTTAATCTCAACACGTGGCAAAACATTCGTTACAATGTTCCAGGACCATTGGATTCCTGTGACAATCCCGCAGGAAAGCAGGATAACCAACAGAATTTCAGCGACTGTTAAATTGCGTCGCACATAAACAACCTGAGGTTGCTGTTGTGGAATTACTGCTTGCTGTGCAATGGTTTGTTGAATGGCAAGCTCACGTGCCCTAGTCTTCATCTGCGCAAGCATCTCAGGTGTGATCTGCCCTTCTAGTGTTTGGGGCATTGGTGGCTGACTAGGGGGAATCTGCTCTTCCATGGTCGCAAATTGTTTTCCCAAAGACTAACATATAAACAAAGGATGTGCAGTATGCAGTACGGACTACGCAAAAGCTTAGAGGATATTGCGTACGAGCTAAAAGGCATTAAGAATATCCTTGGTTCGATGTGGCACAGCCGTTATTCAACTGGGGAAACGGACGCATTAAATCCAGAGGCTTTTGCCGATGAGTACATCTCGACAGAAGAATGTGGTAAACGCCTGGGCGTCTCAGACCAAACCATCCGTAACTGGATTTCTATCGGAAGAAAAACCCCAGATAAAGGCTGGGTAGAGGGCATCCATTATGTCAATGTTTCTCCTGATGTACACCGCAAAGCAGTCCTCCGGATCCCTTGGAATCGACTGATCCAATCCTTTGCCAAGAACGAAAACCTTGATTTAAAAAATCTACGGGCACATTATGACCAATACAAAAACAATCGGGGCTTCCTTGAATAATGGCTCATCGTTTCCAGGGAATTGATCTTGGTTCTGTAACGGTTGAGAACCATGAGGAAATGCTGCCCGAATCGTTGATCAGACAAGTGGAGATGTTCTTGCCACCCATTGGATCATTTGATGATGGCTGCCTGCGCAGGTACCTAGAAAACCTAAAAAACTACGAAGAAGAGGACGCCAATTCTGGTATGACTCTTGCCAATCGATTACGTCTTGCATTCCATGATCTGAACGCAGATACAATCTGCGGCAAATTCCCCCAAGCAGAACTGCCTTTGAAACGAAGGTTACGTTGCGTGGCTGAATACCTTATCCGGTCTGGAGAATTTGATAAGGTAAGGGATGAAAACGGAAAACTTGTTAAAAAACGTGGAGTACTAGGCAAATTGGTTGTACTGTACCAACCAACGCCTAAGCTCCTGGAATCATTACACCGACAAGGATTGTTAAAAGATGGATCGACGTGAAAAACTAATTGCTTCTGTGATTGGACCAGAGCTTGATGAAAAAAAAGCCAAGATGCTTGATGCAACAATCAAGTTAATTCTTGGTGATATGGGCGAGCAATACTGCAAGATGTGGGAGATTGAAGGCCCAGGTGTCATGGTGTTCCAGCCACGCAACAAAAAACGCTCTATGTTCTTTTGGACTTTAAAAGAGCTCCATGCGGCGCAAGAAGATTGTGAGCGGAATAACGACGGTGATCTAGCTGAAACTTTTAGGCGCATCCTTGGAGCAGCACAAAAGATCGATCCAACGGAAAAAGCAGGTTATATCATCAATGATGATGAAGGTATGCGTTATTTCGAGATTGATTACAACAAGACTGCAGAGTAATGGCTGAAAAAGGCGTACGTGGCGTTGCAGCTCGCAATGAAGGTGTCGAGTTAATCACCAATAAAGACTTGGTACTTGCTGCCAACGAGCTGTTGGGTGGCATCACTCTTGATGTGGCTAGTTCCAAAGTTGCCAATGAGTATATCGAAGCAGAGAACTATTACACACCAACGGATGATGGCTTGAATGCACAACAATGGCACGGAAGTTGTTACCTGTTTCCACCAGCGGGTGCCTACTTTTGGGATCAAAAGCATGAAAAATGGAAGATGACAAGGGCTTCTTCGTTGACCCTGACATCGTCCCATGCCGTTTGGTTCCGCAGAATGTACCATGCATGGCTTTCAAAAGAAATAAAGCAAGGTCTTTATTTCAGCAACTGCCCTGACATGATTCGTTACGAGCCCAAGATCTTTAAGTTTCCGATGTGCATTTTACGAAGTGCACCTTATGTCATGTGCCACAAAGACGGAGAGGTAAACAGGAAACGCACATGCACCTCATTTCTTGTGTACCTGCCACCACAGGATTCCTCTGGTGATGCCGTGGATTCTTTCGTAAAAATTTATGGGGAGCGCGGACACCTTCTTGTGTAATCTCTGTAGACTGAAGGACGATTACAGGGATTTATGAGCGTCCTGGCCGACTGGGAGATCAAGCAACTGGCGGAAGACGACCAGATGATCGAACCCTTTGTGGATCATTTGGTCAACAAAGAAGATGGACGCAAGCTTCTTAGCTATGGTCTTAGCTCTTACGGCTATGACATCCGTTTGTCTCCTGCACAATGCCTGATCTTTGGCAAGGTACAAGCTGGTGATTGTGATCCAAAGAACTTTGATCCTGACATCCTGAAACCTGCAGATCTTCTGGAGGATGAACGCGGTCAGTATTTCTTACTTCCTCCGTATGGCTATTGTCTTGGCGTTGCTCAAGAACGTCTGAAGCTTCCTCGTGATGTCACCGTCGTTGCCGTTGGTAAATCTACTTACGCACGTTCAGGTATCCTGGTCAACATTACGCCAGCCGAAAGTGGATGGGAAGGTTACTTGACGCTTGAAATCAGTAATTGCACTGGGCTCTTCAATCGCATCTATGCAAATGAAGGGATTACGCAACTGCTCTTCTATCGTGGTAATCCTTGTCATACCACGTACCAAGATCGGAAGGGTAAGTACCAAGACCAACCAAACAACGTGGTCTTTTCTCAGGTTTAACCAAAGGCTTTACCAAACTGCTCTTTCGGTTTACGGGCGTAGCCAATAGATCCGGCACGCCCACCCGAATCACCTGCCGTTGCACTGGTTGGTTCACGCACTAAGTTGCGTTTTTGGTATTCACCAGCGGTTTTTGCGGCACGCATGAATTTAGCTACACGACCTTGCTGACGATTAACGGATGCAGTAGAGCCACGGGCATCTCCATCAATACGTCGCAAGTCAGTGTCATATGCCTGTTCCGGATTAAGATCTGATACCTCAGCTCCAGAAGTACCAGAGTCGACGCCTGGATCGTAAGTAGGTCTAAATCGGTTAGCCATCTTATCATTGTAAAAGGACTAAATCGATTAAAGCCGTGATGAATTCCGCTGCAGGTTTCTTAGACGCCTTTGTACAAGACGAAGTTAAATGTCGTTGTCTTGATGAAGAAGATTTTGGCGCACCTCTCGATAACGAGCAAAATGATGTACCATTGTATGACATGTACAATCGCGGTCTAGTAGCATGCGAGCAGGGGCTAGAAAGGAATCCGTTGAATCTCGAGGGACAACGGCCTGGAATGACGGGCTATATCCCCTCAATGGAGCAGGGTTTGGCGATGGGAGCATCTCCGAAACCAAGGACGCTGGTGTTGGAACTGGAGGAACCGGACGAGAAGGAACGGATGCTGTCAGCAAAACGTCGTGGTTTGCTCCGGTAGATGAAGTAAGTGACTGCCCTGGAGGTGTTTGCCCAGTGCCCTGGGCCACCAAAGAAAAGCCTCCTGTGGCCCAAGAAGATGTGGTGAATCACCCCGCTCACTACACAGATGGCGGCATTGAATGCATTGAAGCCATTGAAGCAGCTTTAACCGCCGAAGAATTCCGTGGTTACTGTAAGGGAAACAATTTAAAGTACACCTGGCGTGAACGCCACAAAGGCGGAACAGAATCACTGAAGAAAGCTCAGTGGTATCTGGACCGCCTCATTCAACTTGACGAAGCTCAGAAGGGCTGAAGTTCATCGTCATCATCCTCGTCGTCGTCGCGATATCCACAGGCAGCGGCGAGTTCTGCTAATTCGAGGTCGGTTGGATGATCCCAGTCGATCTCAATGTTTTCTGACGCCATGATGTCTTTGATGGCATGCCACTCCATCAAACGTTGGTGGTAGAGACTCAACAAAGCAAAACGCAACTCTTCCCAAGTCATTTCCTCGGACTGGAGTTCAGCTTTGCGCATGGCAAATTGAAGCTCAAGAGGAAGTTCAAACTCCCGTGGCTCGACCGAACGCTCCATTCCACTCTGCATTTGCTAGTTGCAATTATTCTAATGCTAGCCGTTAAATATCAGATCGACGGACTCATCGGCAAAGTCCTGCCATCGGTCGTCATCAATACGAAAACTGTTGGCAAACTCAGACAGGATGTAAGGATTGATACGTTCCTCCAGAGCACGGATTGCGCGTACTTCGTGGGGAGCAGCACTGTAATTACGGAAGGCGGTCAACAAGACTTCTGTTGATGCCCAAGGGCTGGTGTCTACGTCACGAAGGAAAAGACCCATCTCTTCTCTCCTGCGTTCCAGGAGACCACCAACAACCTTATGGTTTTGGTCAAAGATCCAGCGGCTCATTTCCGTGGTGGCACTAGCAAAATCCTCTGCTTCCACATGATCAATGATGTGGCTGTACAAGAAGGACTCCCAACCAACGGAATGAATGAACGAGACTAGAGCCTGGCGCATGTTGTCGTCAAGACCAAGGTTCTGCCGCTGGAGCTGGGACTCAATGACGCTGACCTCATGGAAGAGGTACGCAAGAGCTTTCTCCTGGCTGCAACGCTGACCTTGCTTGACGGGGGAACCATCGGGATAGAACTGGGTTCCAAACCCGATGGTGTATGGCTCTGCGCCAGTGTGCGGATCTGCGTATGCCTTTTCGTTAAACCCTTCGTATTTACGAATTAGGTTAATAGCACGCGAAAAATCCGACATGGAGATAACTATTGTTATCCCCAATATACATAATTTTTATTTACCTTGGCCTCTCATCTTTTTACGGCCGTGGCTAGGCAAGGAGTTTCTGCCCTGCCCTTGTCTGGTGCGCTTCGGTTTGGACTCAAGTCGGACTGTGGTTGATTTGGGTTTTGCCATGGTGTTGTGGTAGCAACAGTAAGATTTTAACGCAAGCTACCAGGCTTTGCATGACCAGTAGCCAGCGGTTAACTTGCTTTTCTTTTCATCACAATTGTGTCTTGCACGAAAATTTTTACGCCTCTCTGGATTAT